AAAGAGGACCTAGGTATGCATGCATGACACATCCTCCCCTAGCATGACTCATGCAAGCATGAAAGCACGCGAAACTATGCAAGCATGACGAACACTTGCAAGCATGACGGACCATAAGCACGCATGCATGGACCATGCAAGCATGTACAGAGACACCATGCACGCAGGGAAGGACCAAAGCACCGGCCATGGACCAACAGACCAACAGACCAACAGCAGGGAAGGACCGACAGAAAACACATGTTGCATTTCATGCTACATGTGCTATCATTATATAGAGCAATAGCTCAAGGAGGAAACAATGAAACTTATCGAGTTACTCACAGGGTTGGATGATGACCTTAGTATCACCATTCAACAGAATGGAGGGATTATCAATCAGTATGATAAACTTTCCAGCATTCCTTTTTATCTGATGGGTTGTGATGTTCTTTATTACAGTCCATCTGATCAGACAGATATGTATGTGCAGGTTGTTTATCATGATCGCCGTACAATCACGCTTAGTGATCTTCTGGTCGTAGTAAACCAGTATACTCTTATTGCAATTCATCAGGATGCGGATGTTCCGGATAAACATTATTTCAACATTGATGATATCCCGGAACACCTGCACAAGCGTAAAGTATTAGCACTGTGGATTTCATCACTGTATCTGCATGTTTTACTGGAGGCTGACAATGAAGAACACTGACCGCTGGGAGCCTGTCATGCCAGGCAGATGTTACATTCTGCATTTCATGGATCAGACATTCACACACGGAACCATCATGAGATGTTTCTTTCACATGATGCGCATGTTAGGAGCGCAGGACGGGCGCCGCGCGTTGTATGATTGTTATGATTCTGATGATATCAAGCGCTTCATCAACATGATCCAGTGCTATGGATCACTGGACGGCCAGATCGACCAATACAAGTGGACCATTGAGATGGTCAGGGAGGATAATTTATGAGTATTGATACCATGCTGTATATTGCAGCCATCATGATGTATATCATCATTGTATTTCTGTTCTATATTATGTGGAAGCTGCTGCAGTCCATTCTGATGGATATTGAAGAAGGCCGGAAAGATGCTGAAGATGAGTGACAGACAGGTTTTGGATGACTTTTTCGCCTTCCTGGAAGAACATAACTATTGTAAAGTGACATGCTGCGATGCGTGCTATTACTGGGGTGATAAGGAAAAAGATAAAGATTATTATCCGTTTCGGCGTGTCAAACATTGCCGCTGTCATCATATTGTTACATGGCCAGATGATTATTGCAGCGATGCGCTGGAGGTGAAACATGAATGAAACAATGGCTTTCAGGAATGGCGATGACTGTTATTTCATGAATGAGAATTGTCGCCTGGTGATCCACGCGCGGTGGATCGGCATGGCCCGACTGAATGAATTTAAGAAGTTTGTAAAATGCGTGGATTACATTCTGATGGAATCATATGATGATCATCAGGCGGCATATAACATGATCCATGCTGCACTTGAGGAATACAGGGATTTGAACAGAGTTTATCCCAAACTGATTAACTGGTTAAGAGACAGGAGTGTAAAATATGGCCTTTGATAAAACTAAGTACAATTCCGACTATAACAAACGGAAATACAAATCCTACGCTATCAGATTCAACCTTGAATCTGAAGCTGACATTATCGACTATCTGAGCAATCAGAATATCAAATCATATCTGGTGAATCTGATCCGCCGTGACATGAAAAATGACAGCCGCCGCAAGGGAACCATCAGCGGCCCGGAGTACAGACACAATCATCCGGAAACGTGGTGTTATGAAGTGATTGAGCAGTTACCGAAAGATCACTATTCCATCGGCTATGCGGAAACACTGGAGGAAGCCCGCCAGATGATCATTGATTATACCAATGAAGGAACACCGGAAGGAATGATTTATATCGTTGAGCGCATGAAGGCCGGACACGTTGGCGCTCAGATCGCCGGCCGGAAGTTATGAAACAGCGGTATAAGCCGCTGCTGAAATCCCTGATTGATGCTAACACAAGACAATTAAACGCCTTGACAGGTAAAGAGCTGCGGTCAGCTTATAAAGCGGCCGCGGCTTCCATCCGGGGGCGTTTGAAGGGATTTGAAGCGGCCGGAGAAATTGAAGCGGTACCGGAGAAGTACCGGAACGTTCCGAAGATCGGATCATTTGAGACGGAAGCGGAAATGCGCCAGGCATTGAAAGAACAGCTCGGATATATCCGCGGGGAAGTCTCCTATATCAAAGGATATGAAAGAGTCATGAGCAGGCGTGCGCAGAATGTCGCCAGTAAGCTGGGATTGAATTTCAAATCAAATGCTGACTGGAAGAAATTTGGTTATTTCATGGGAGACATGGAAACGCGCCTGAAAAAGATGTGGAAAGCAAACTCTGACTTTGCGGTTGATTTATACAAACAGTCACAGCGGTTAAATCTGGATCCAACGCAGCTAATGAGGAATTTTGAATATTGGCGGGATCATCTGGAGGACCTGGAAGCAGTCAATCCGATTGAGGGCCGGCATGTTACACCGTCGGACTATATCAAGAAGGCTAAACTTGAATCAATCACAGATTATTATAAGAAGCCTGAAAGCAATAAGGTTGTTTCTTCTGAAATCAGAAAGAGACGGAGGAAAAAGCGCAGATGATCAAAGCGGCTGGAAAATATGACTTCCGGAATATCCGGAGAATCCAGCCGCTTGAATTTCCAAACGGACGGAGAAAGAAAATCAGATATATTGATGCTGTCACAGCATTTGATATTGAAACTACGTTTTTAAAGAAATACCGGCAGTCAGTCCTTTATCATTGGCAGTTCCAGATCAAACGGACAACGATAACCGGCCGGACCTGGACGGACTTCAGGTCTTTCTATGACGGACTGAATAAAGCAATTTATGATGATTGTTACATGATTGTATATGTTCATAATCTTAGTTATGAATTTCAATTTCTGAAGTCAATCATTCCGGTTGATGAAGTATTCGCAATGGATAAACGGAAAATATTATATTTCCGGTCCGGAAAGCTTGAGTTCAGATGTTCCTATCTGCTTACAAACATGAGCCTTGACAGGTTTCTGAAGTCAATGAACGTTCCTGATCAGAAGGTAAAAGGATTTGATTATTCCCGCCAGCGCTTCCCCTGGACGCGTTTATCAGATGATGAAATCCATTATTGCATCAATGACGTAAAGGGATTAACTGCTGCACTCATCAAAAAGATGAAACTGGATAATGATAATCTGTATACAATACCGCTGACATCGACCGGATACAGCCGGAGACTGGCAAAGAAAGCACTGGCCAAACAGATATCATATATCCGGTCCATACTTCCAGATGCTGAAGTATTCCGCATGCTGCGCGATGAGTTCCGCGGCGGTGATACACATGCCAACAGACATAACGCAAACATGATCATCAGGGCTGAAGATATCCATGATGTGATTGATTCCTGGGATATCTCCAGCAGTTACCCGTCAGTTATGCTGACGGAGAAATACCCGCAGAAGTTTGTACCTGCAGACCCGCGATATCTGATTCAGTATATTAATTATGGCAAGGCCTGCTTATTCTATATATCGTTTCAGAATATCCGGTTGAAAGATGAATCATTCGGTGATCCGTATTTATCAAAAGCAAAGTGCACCAATATCATTGATGCTGTCTATGATAACGGCCGCATCCTGAGCGCCGGAGCGCTGCGGACCTGCTTAAATGAAATCGACTTTTCCATTGTGGCTGCGGAATATGATTTTGACGGTTATATTGTCGACAATCTGTATATTGCCAAAAAGCAATTATTGCCGGAGCCATTGCGAAAACTGCTTAAACAGACTTATGCGGATAAAACAGCATTGAAGGGAACCGGACGTGATTATGAATATAATCAAGCCAAGGCATTATTTAATTCATATTACGGCATGATGGTACAGAATCCATGCAAGCCGGAATATAAATATGATCCGGTTTCCGGAGTTCTGATTGAAGATTATGAAAAATCAGAAAAGGAACTGATTGAAGAATATCAGAAAAAAGGATGGTTACCATATCAATGGGGCGTATACGTGACAAGTTACAGCCGTTTGAAATTGCATAAGGGCATCCATTGCGTCAATCCGGATGATTTCCTTTACTGCGATACAGACAGTGTTAAATGTATGGGAAACTATGCTGACGCATTCAAGGCGTTGAATGATGAATATCTGAATGAGGAATTGAGCGCCAGAGATTCAAAAGGTAACATTCATTATATTGGTATCTATGAACATGACGACAGATACAAGGCATTTAAAACCATGGGCGCAAAGAAATACGCATATGTTGATATGGATGATCATCTGCATATCACGATATCCGGAGTTAATAAACGCAAAGGCGCGGAAGAGCTTGGCAGTATTGAGAACTTCCAGGAGGGTTTCATCTTCCGGATCGCCGGCGGCACTGAATCCATTTATAATGATGATCCGGAAGTGAAAGAGGTTACCATACAAGGCCATAAGCTGGAAATCACATCAAATCTGGCAATCATTGAATCAACCTATACATTATCGCTGGCGCTGGAATACAGGCGGCTTCTGAATTTCCTGAATGAAACAGATATCAGATACAGCTTGCATTATGAACGTTAGCATGATATTCTACATGTGTGGGGCGGTGATCCAGTCCGTTAACCGTCCCACCATCTCCGATTATTACGAAAAGGACAAAAGAAAGAAGAGGACATTATGAGCATCGGAAAAAAGTACAATCACGTTTCACCATTCATTTTTCACGCCGAAAAGGATTTCAACTATTACAGTCTGAAAGAACTGTATAAGGCAAACGGTCCGGATCAGGTTTACACCTTTCTGGCGCTGTTCATCAACAATAAATCGAAATTCGGAAAGCAGGCACTGGCAGTCACTCCCAAATATTATGTCAATCTGCCTTCTCACACTGTTGATGATGTGCAGGACATGATCAATGATCAGGAAGCAATTGATCAGATTAACGCAGGGCGTGCCGGATTCAAGATCAGAACCTACACCGACCGCAACGGCGGCACATCATATTCTGTTGAATGGATGGACATTGAAGCAAAAGATATCAAGCTGCCATTCTAAAAGATTCGTTTAATCACCGGCCGGACTGGGGCCGGTGATTTTATTTTATGGAGGATATATGAATTTATATTTGAAAAACGGATATCTGGACATGCGCAGCATCATTGAATCCGGATTTACTTTTATCTTTATTCCAGGCGCCAGAGGCATTGGAAAAACATACGGTGCGCTTAAGTATTGCACTGAAGAAAATGAGCCAATCATTTTATTAAGACGAACACAGACAGAAATCGACCTGCAGAATGACCGCAAGGGTGACGGCACCAGCTTTTACAGAGTGTTTGAAGATATGGGCATCAGTCACTATGTGACGAAAGATAAAAATATCGGTTATGTTTGGCGGGAGGACCCGGAGGGCGGCCCGGATCAGTTGGCAGCAGTGAATCTGGCATTGTCGACATTTGCCAATACCCGCGGTGCGTTTGATTACTCACATATCAAGCGGATATTCTATGATGAATTTATCGCAGAAAGCCATGTAAGAAAAATCAAGAATGAAGGCATGGCATTTGCTAATATGTATGAGTCAATCAACCGAAACAGAGAGCTTGCCGGACTCCCGCCGGTCCAGGCAATCTTTGCCGCCAATGCCATGAACATGGCCAATGATATATTCATGTATTTCAATCTGATACAGGACGCCGAACAGATGCTTGCAAATGGGGAAGAAGTGCGGGAACTGGGCAATAAGCTGTTAATCATTCCGCAGCATTCGCCAATTTCAGAAAAGAAATCAAAGACAGCACTATACCAGGCGGTAAACTCTGAATTTTCTGAAATGGCTATCAACAATAAATTCATTCTGAATGATTTTACTTATGTTAAGAAAATGCCCTTGAATGAATATAAATGCTTATTTCAAGCCGGCGACCTATTTATCTATCAGCATAAAAGCCGTCAGGAATTTTATGTAACCTTTAAAAAAGGCGTCACAAAAGAAATATATGCTTCCAGTTATTCCGGACTGGAGAAGTTAAACCGGTGCCGCTGGCGCTTTCCCGGCTATATGATGGATGGGATGATTATGTTTGAAAGCTATCAATGCATTGCCTTATTTGAAAGGTATTTCAATTTATCATGATTGAATGATAATATAATAACTGATGGGCTGGGCCGAGGTCGAGCCCCGGAAGGGCTGCCCAGGATGTTGACCGCATCGTTACCCATCATAATAAAATATGAAAGGAGAACGTCATGGATGTAACCCAGATCATGCAGGCCATCGGTTCACTTGGCTTTCCTATCGTTGCCTGCTGCGCGTTGTTCTATTATCTTAATAAAGAACAGGAAAGCCATAAGCAGGAAATGGCAGCAGTCACAGAAGCATTGAATCGCAACAGTGACGCGCTTCTGGAGCTGAAAACAATCATCACGTTATTGACAGGAAGGAGAAAAGCAGATGCCGGCAATTCAGTCAATCAGTAAATATTCAGATTTGGAACTGGCCCTGATGGGTTTCCTAGGATGGATCGGCAACGGCCAGGACCGCGTTAATCTGCTTGGCTCCAGATATGGAACAGTTCAGAGAATGATTGATAACATTATCAATACCGAAACGGTACCGGCCGGCAGCGGATCATCTGATTATGATCCGGATCAGATTAAAAAGGCAGTGCATGCGGCATTCGATGATATTATTGATCAGGTTTGCACGGAGGTTATCGATGAACTTAAATGACACACTCACACTTTTGAGAGCCGGCTATACAAAAGCTGAAATTGAAGCGATGGATCAGCCGGAACAGACAGAACCGGAACAGACACAGGCCGAACCGGAACCGGCACCGCAGACACAGGCCGAACCGGAGCAGACACAGGCAGAACCGGAGCAGACACAGCCGGCAGCCAATGACGGATACGCCAGGCTTGAGGCACTGCTGAACAAATTTATCAATACTGCGCAGGCAAACAACCTGAATGCCAACATGGCTGGAGCTGCGCAGCAGAAAACACCAACGGATATTCTGGCGGGCGTCATTGCGCCGCCTGAAAAGAAAGAGAGGTAATTAAATGAGTGTTAACGCACTGGGCATTGAAGACGTCCGCACTTTGCTGAATGACCTGCATACGCAGGTAACCGGACAGGCGGGCATCACTCCAACCAACACAGCCGACTTTATCTCTATGGCACAGGCAACACTTGCCGCCGGTACTGATAAAGTATGGTCGGCTATGCAGATTCAGCTTTCCAAAACGCTGTTCTCTGTAAGACCTTACAGCAGAAAATTCAAAGGACTGCTTGCCGATGATACCAGATGGGGCGGAATCATTCAGAAAGTCAGTTATGTTGATTCTGATCTCACAACCAATGAGATGGTATACCATCCGGTTGACGGTCAGTCAGTTGATCAGTGGGTGCAGAAAAAGGGTGATATCCTTGTAACCAGATTTACCGGTTCCGATGCATATCAGGACTGGATCACCATTTATGACCAGGCTCTGCGTGAAGCGTTCCTGTCTGAATCTCAGCTTGGAGCATTCTATGCCGGCAAGATGCAGCAGCTTTCCAATAAGTGGGAGCAGTACATTGAAGAATTGAACAGAACCGCACTTGCCAACTTTATTGCAGCAAAGGTTAATAAGGAAACAGATTTCCCTGATGGCGTTGTTCATCTGATTACGGAATACAACACACTGACAGGACTTACGGGAAACGCCGCCTTGACAGCGCAGACTGTTTACCAGCCGGCAAACATTCGCGCCTTCTTCCAGTTTGTGAGAGCGCGTATCAACACACTTTCAAGACTTATGACCAACCGCAGTGTAAAATTCCAGTGCAATGTCACCGGCAAGCCGGTACCCAGACATACGCCGCTGGAGTATCAGAAGATGTATATTCTTTCTGAAGCACTGGATCAGATTGATGCAATGGTGAATACAAATACCTATCATGATGAGCCGCTTGCATATGCGGATGTTGAAGGCGTGGACTTCTGGCAGTCCATTGATTCACCGGATCAGATGCAGATCACACCGGTAATCATTGATGCTAACGGCCAGGCAGTCACGGGTACAGCGCAGACAATCAGCAATCTGTTTGGCGTCATCTTTGATGAGGATGCAGTTGTAACCAATATGAAGGATTACAGACTGGAAAGTACGCCGCTCAATGCGCGCGGACTGTATCGCAATACCTGGCTGACAAGCAATTCACAGTATTGCAATGACCTGACTGAAAAGGGTATTGTTCTTCTGCTTGATTAATTGATAAAATAAGGACAGGGAGCCGGGATAGCTTTCATTGATTTACACCTCCTTATTTTCGCGGGGCCGCCGGATTTCCGGCGGTCCATTATTTATATAAAGGAGATCACTATATGATCATTTATATGTTTACGAACTTCTCAAAGCGCGGCAATTCCACCAAACAGCCAGCATTGTCTGCAGGCGTTCGGTATAATTGCAGGCTGAAGGAACCGACCAGTGCAATCAATCCGGTGATTGAACTGGATCAGGGTAACGATATGAGATTCAAAAATTACTCATATGCATATATTCCGGATTTCTTCAGATATTACCGTGTAACTGATATCACGTCAGATGGTCATATCTGGATTTATTCACTGCAGACTGATGTATTGGCAACATACCGCAGTCAGATCGGCAGTGCATCATTGTATATTCTGCGCAGCTCTGCAGAAAGCAACGGCCGCATTATGGATGGCTATTATCCTGGATTATCTGATTACACAATTGTTTCAGATTCATCTGTTGCCTATAAGACTACAGCAGCGACCGCGACACCTTGGAAACTGTACACAGACGGAGTAAATCCGGATGCATATGGCTTTTTCGTTCTGGCTTTACAGTCCAAAACGCCAAACCTCGGCAGTCTGAAATACATTGCTCTTAACCGGTCAAACATGGCTGCACTCTGCGCAAAGCTGGCAGATGATATTGTTAATTCGACTGACTTTGATTTCAGTCAGCTTTCGGAAGCATTTACCAAGCAGATTGTGGACCCGATTAAATATATCAAGTCAGCGTATTTCATTCCGCTGGAGTGGTCCAGGCTTTCCGGTGTTACGGATTCAACAAATATCGAAACCGGATACACTACCATTACCGAAGTATCTTATAAGGATTTAACCGGATATTTCACAATTGGCGGCCTTCTGGCCTTCTCCGTTCCGTCACATCCGCAGGCATCCCGCGGTGTTTATCTGAATGATGCACCTTTCAGCAGGTATGAACTGAGCGCGCCGCCTTTTGGATTAATTGGCCTTAACAATGAATTTATGCTGGACAGTGAATATATTGCAGTCAATTATAATGTTGATATGATCACAGGCGCCGGAATCATTAAGATTTACGCAACGGATGATCCGGATATCAATAATGTGAATCTGGCGTCAAAGATGATCACCAGAGCCACGGCACAGATCGGCGTACCGGTATCAATCACGCAGGCAGTTACGGATTTTATGGGTATGGTTTCCGGAACTGCGCAGGCATTGGCCGGAGCTTTCACACTGAATCCGATTGAGATGGGCGGCGGACTGCTGAATACACTGGCAAGCAAACAGCCGCAGTTATCAAGTATCGGCGGCACCGGCGGCATGGCTGGACTTGCCGGCACCTGGCGACTGCAGTCAATCTTTACAAGGATCGCTAATGAAGATATCGCGGACCGCGGGCGGCCATTATGTGCAATCAGACAGCCGGCAAACATTCCCGGATACATTGAAGCAAGGAACGGAGATATTGCGCTGCCGGATGCGACCGCGGGAGAATTTGAAGAAGTGAAAGCATATCTGGAAGGAGGTTTCCATTATGAGTAATTGTAAAATGCTGCAGTTAATCAAGGAAAGAATTGATTCCGGCATGCCGCCGGATGATGCTATTCCTTATTCCATTGAATGCGCAGATTTAAATGATTATTATGAAATCCTGTATTATGCGGTCCAGGTATTGCCGGATGGGCTGCGGAAGGATTCCATTAAATTAAAGATGGAGGAAATCGACAATGTACGCCGGACAGACAGCCAGTTATAACGGATATCAGTATTGTTTATTTCCGCTGGATTACATGAATTGTACCCAGACATCAAGCCCTTCCAGCTTTTCGCACTGCTGCGGCCATCCTTGTGACTGGATCGGACCGACACGGAATTATCCATTTTATGCACCATGCGATTGTCACAGAATCCAGTATTTGCCTGCATATGCGCAGGTGACATACTGTTCAGATAATCCGGTTTGGACTCCAAGCGGTTTGCATTATGTTACTTTCACAGTTGTTCATGATGAATCAATCCCATCGCAGACGAGTTTCCGCCAGGGTGAACTGCTGGGCCATACCGGACAGGGTGGCTATGCAGTCGGTGATCATGTTCACCTTGATCAGTCATTATATGCTGATGATTATCCGGTTGATTATGGTGTAACGTGCGCATATGGCAACTCATGCGCAGCTCAGGCACATTCAACCTATCCTCAGGATGTGTTTTACCTTGGAGGATCAGAAACAATCGTCAATCTGCAGGGCATGACATTTGAAACCGTTCCGGATCATCCAGGACCGGGCGGCAGTCTGCCGACAGTCATGTTATTATTAATGAAGAAAGCAACAGAGAGGTTAAAAGGAAATGTCAGATTACGCAGGATTTAACGGCATGCCGGTATATTATGACTATCAGAATTTATATGATAGTTCATTCAGGCCATACGGCATGCACGCCAGAAACACCGGATTATCTTTATTCTTTGACCGGTATTTATTCCAGAAGTTATTCAGCGTTTATAAATTCACCATTCCGGAAAACTGGGATATGGACTATTTCAGATATACACTGTTCGTAATGGGATACACCATTGTATTCAATACAGACAGATTCGGAATCGTGAATAATCACGGATCATTATATGGCCGTAATTTCTATTACCGGCCGACCAACGCAATTGTGAGCAATCCGCTGCTGAAATACGGATCACGTGATATGAAGATTGGCGAAACATGTTCATTGATCAAATTAACACCGGATTACCGAGGCGCATATGATGTTGTTTCCACATTCTCCGACCTTATGTCATTGATTCTTGAAAGCATGGGCGTGAACCTGGTGAACACCAAACTGGCTTATATCTTTGCGGCGGACAATAAGGCAATGGCTGAATCGTTCAAAGCGCTTTATTCAGATATCGCAAGCGGACAGCCGGCGGCAGTTGTGGATAAAAATCTGTTTAATGCTGATGGTGATCCTCGGTGGGTTATGTTCAATCAAAACTTAAAGCAGACATTCCTTGGAAATGATTTCACTACATTCATGAGCAGCATTGAGTCGATGTTTCTGTCATTCATCGGCATCAACAATGTGAATTATGAGAAGAAGGAAAGATTAACCAATGATGAAGTCAACGCCAATAATGCAAATACTCAAGCGGTGGCGCGCGTCTGGCTGGAGTCCATGAAGAAATCAATGCAGAAAACAAATGAAATGTTTGATTTGAATCTTTCTGTTGAACTGAATGAACAGTTTGAATTTACAGATACGGAGGTAAAAGAATGAATGCTTTACTGTCTGTTATGGGGTTATATATTGCCGACAATACTCTGTTTGATTCTATGGTACTTCCTCGCCAGCTCAGGAAAGAAGTATTAACTAATCTGCTTCTGTCTGACCTTGCCGAACTGAACACCATATACAGTGATCCGGATGTTATGAAATTCATGATCACCAACTGGAGCAAAAGCCGCCAGGATATATGGCAGCACTGGGCAGATACCAAGGATTATAAATATAATCCAATCTGGAATAAGGACGGCACAATCAGGGAGACTGAAAAATCAACCGCAGCATCAAAAACCGGCGGCGTCAATCTGACTGATCGGAGCGCATATGACAGCAATACATATCAGCCGGTTGATAAATCGACAGCCAACGCCGACACATCCGCCAATGCTGAAGTGATCCGGGAACGCGAGGAACACGGAAACATTGGAGTCACCACAACGCAGCAGATGATCCAGGAAGAAAGAGATATCGCAGATTTCGATTTGTACCGGATCATCATTGAAGAATTTAAAAACAGATTTTGTATTATGGTATACTGAAATTAAAAGAAAGAGAGGAATAACACAATGGCAAAATATAACGCCGTGCTTAATTTTGGCGGTAACCGTAATGAAAGAGAGATGCAAGGTGGTGTTATCACTGAATCAAATGCATTTACAATCAGGATTGAACTTGAAGCAAATGATTACGATGAATTTGGTGGACAGCCAGGTGAAGGGAGAATCACATTCCATCTGTTAAACGGAAAAGGTGAAAACATTGAACAGTTCATTGCAAGCCATGCAGAAGATACTGCCGACGGTGGAATCATGATCCAGCTCGCTGGAGGAGAAGAATAATGGCTTTATTCAATAACTGGCCATATGTTGATCTGTCAAAGCTGAATCTGAACTGGATCATCAATGAAATCAAAAAGGCTGATATTAAACTCCAGAATATCAGTAAGGAAATCGTTGATGCTGTCAACGCCTGGCTTGATGCGCATCCTGAAGCGACAACAACGGTTCAGGATGGCAGCCTGACGAGGCAGAAGTTCACACAGGGCTTACAGGATTCAATCACCTGGGTAAACGGCATTAATAAAGAAATTACCCTGCCGACTGTAAAGCTTGGAAATATCAACCCCGCCGGAAGCCTCCAGGCGTTGGCCAGTGACGGCACATATTTATATGGTGTATGTGACGGCGGCGGTGATGGAACACATCCGACTGTATATAAACTTGATCCGGCTGATCTCACACTGATTGACCAGCGCACACTGTCAGTATTCGGCCATCCGAACAGCCTGGATTATTGCGATGGATATTTATATATTGCAGGATGTGATCCGACGGCACCTGGAACAACATATAAATATGTTACCAAGGTGAACGTTTCAAACTGGAACACAACAACATTTGAGTTACCATATGACCTGCGTTTATGGTCAGTGCTTCTGATGCGCGCATACAATGGCAAGCGTGTACTTGCCGGACATCGTCCATTCACTTCAATCATTGAACTGTATGCGACAATATACGCCGGCAGCAGCGCAGAGCTTGGACAGAATAAATTCATGCCATGGCAGTGTTTAAATGTCGGTCCATTCTCATGTGATCCGGCCGACATGAGCCAGTATGACAGATATATGCTGATCGGTGACGCGCACCTGCCTGGAAACATTGCCAATAACGCTGTAAGAGTGTTTGACAGCATGGGAGGACATAAGGCGACTATTTACATCCCGGAAATGGAAAGCAGAGAGCTTGAAGGCGTTTGTGTCATCGGCAGCGCGATGTATACATGCGATGCTGATGGAAATATTTATCGCACATCCATTTCTGAAGCAGTCGCAAGAAGCTATGACACTGGAGTGTTTGGAAACAATGATGCTGCAGGCGTTCAGTTTGTTTATGTCAATGAAAACGGTTCTGAAGTATATGAGCAGGCAGCAGATGCATATCTGATGACATCATTCAGGATTATGCCTTTCTATCAGTTCAGCGGTCAGAGAATCACAAATGGATTGATGAGGATCAGAACCTGGGCTGATGGACGCATTGATCTTAAGCCAAACCAGGACAACGCAGGAAATCTGCTGTTCACCGGTACAGGGCATGCGGGCAAAGCACTTGCAAGCTACTTTCTGAAATATGATGTCAGCACGCCGGCAGATAATGATGAATATCTGTATACCTTGACCGGCTTAAAAGTGACTGTTCACTACAATGGTGATGAAATCATTTATTCAACATTTGCGGATGCTGCAGCCGCCGGATATTTCACAGGATATACATATATCGAAAATCTTATTTCTGAAGCATCAGTCAAATATTCAGGCACGCCAATCAATTTATAATACTGGTAACCTTCCCCGCCAGTTTTATATATCGATACATGAAGAGCCACCAGTCACCAGCCAACTGGTGGCTTTTCATGTTGCCTGGTCCTTGGCGCTGCTGGTCCTTCCGGTCCTTGTGTTCCTTCCCTGCGTGCATGGTATCTCTGTACCTGCTTGCATGGTCCATGCATGCGTGCTTATGGTTCGTCATGCTTGCAAGTGTTCGTCATGCTTGCATAGTTTCGCGTGCTTTCATGCTTGCATGAGTCATGCTAGGGGAGGATGTGTCATGCATGCATACCTAGGTCCTCTTT